CCAAAAAACTGTCGTTGGGTAACCATGAAGGAACAAAACAACAATAAGATAAATAATGTAGTCCTGTCATTTAATGGTAAAACCATGACGCTTTCACAGTGGGCTAGTGAAACAGGAATTAATACAAATGCATTAACCATGAGATTGAGAAGGGGATGGAGTATATCAAGAACGCTTTCAGAAAAATTGAGAAAGTAAATGGGTACTAAATCACGAGATCCAAAGCCAAAGTGGACCCAAGGTAAAGAGATTCCTTTCTTCTCAGGTAAAACATGGGCAGAACTGGAAGACATCTACCCCAGAGGGAAACGGATAAACAATGACATCTGGCGAGTCATGGGCCTGATGGGTCCAGCCTGGGTTTTAACAAGTGCCTACTGTAAGGAAGTCGTTGGTAAGAAGATCAGCTTCCGCGACTTCCTTATGCTTTGCTACATGCAGCGAGTAGAAGAGGCCCGTGATAACGTAGCTTTTGATTCCTACCACATCCTGAAAGGGTACAACATCGGAGGCCGGATATACACAAACCGGAAATCAGTGCTTCATAAAATGGGGTTCATAGAGACCATGCCAGGCAGACTAAGGATCTACCGTGTAACAGGACTGGGCAAAATGATCATGTATAACTTCGTGCAGAATCTTGAGAAGGCAAACGACAACCTATTGGAGTGGGTTAAAAGCCAACCCAAAGAGCATCAAGATAAGATTTCAAGCATCATGCGGATCTACTGCCATGAGTTATTTCTTCCTCCCCCGCCTGCCGGTAGTGTAGGAGACGAGACTGTCAATGCTGATTAGCTTGTTAGGAGATACCACTTCATTAAAATATTCCTTTTTCCCTATTCGTAGTCCAAGGAATTTCTTTCGCTCCCACAGGTAGGCGATATGAAGTGGTACTCTTATCTCAAAGTCTGGTGTATCCAGTACAACCGCGTCAATGAAGTTATACTCATCATGAACGTAGAATCTGAATAGTTTGATGCTGTCATTCTCGCAAGGTGCTGTGATCGTTATTCTCTTAATGCTATCGGACCTGAAAGACATGGCTATACTGGTAGCTTTTTCCAGGTTCTTGTACTTCCTGTTAAGGCTCTCAAACTCTTTCAGCCAGCTCAGTTCTTTTGTTTCTATAAGCAGGTTTTTATTACAACAAATCCGCCCAAATTCATTAAACCATCTTTTAAGTAAATCCCGTTCTTTACTCATTGTCTTTCTCCAAAAAGGAGGGCTATTAACCCTCCGAATTACTTAGTGGTGGATAGGTAAGGTAGTGTGTGCATTAACCAAAGGCTGGTTAATAATCGTGGTGGTTACAGATCCTTGCACAACAGCGGATGAAGGCAATCCGTTTACCACAAAGCTTGAATACGTTGCGCCTGTACCGGCAGAGACAGACGACACCTCGCCTGTAACGCTCGAAGTAACGACAGGGGCAAAGGATGTGCCGCTTAACACAGTTCGGCCTGTCAGACTGCCTGTGCTGGTTTGGGTTTGGTGCTGACTTGGTGCAGCAGACACAAAAGTTCCAACGTCAATACTGCCATTCATAACAGAGGTTACATTGCTGGTGACTGGCGTTGCATATGTGTTAAAAGACAAAACCGACGCTAAGATAATTAATTTCTTCATTTTTATATTTCCTATTAGTTTAATTTAAAATTTGTACTACGAACTTCTTCACAACTCCATTAAAACCCATCTCTTTCCCTTGTTCTTTTGCCTTTTGCTGCGCCTCTGTTACGTTCTCAGCTTCCACCAGAAATTGCACGGTGGGGTAATACTTTTGGTAAATTATCTCAACACTATATTTCATTAAGATGCTCCATTAAATCCTCAGTAATCCTACCTAGCCAGTAGGGGCTTATAATCTCGCCAATCTCAACGCCTTTTATTCTTACACCCGTTATTTCGATGGACTCTTTTGCACCTGGGTAAAACTGTGTGGCTTCCTCCATCGGTTGATAGTCAAACTCAACATCAAAAGTAATGCCTGCTATGGTTACTACTTTCTGACTCATCACTCCTCCCCATACATATCCACAAGGGATTGATCCGACACTGACTGCCAAATATCACCTGCATTAGCGGGCATCCAAATGGCTAGGATAACGATCAGCACCATGCCTATAAAACACACAGCGGCAATCTTGCCTTGCTGAATGGCTTTTTTCTCACGCTCGATGAAGCGTTGCCTTGCGATCTGGTCGTGCATTTGTAAATTTCTTTTTCTCATTTTGTCACCTTCATTTTATAAGCAGTTGAGTCGTCAGTGATTAAAGCACTGACAGTATAGATCTGTCCTTGTGTGATGATGAAAATACCGGCCTTGGTATTTTCCATTTTGACGTATTCAGTGCTTAAAAAAAACTGACTGGTTGCAAAACCAAGCCCGAATATTAAAGCCGCGATCATAGTTTTTGTAACTTTTGTCATGTAAGTTCTCCAGTTAAGTTAATAAATAATCATTAGCACTATGCACTCTGAGTGCCAACCCCACAAACATTGCCTGTGTGAGTGCATAGTGATAATAATGCTGGATATGAATTTGCGATTTACTTATTAAAGCCGCATCACTTTTTATCAAGCTTGATGGCTGATTCTTGCAGTACCATCAAGCCGACATTCATATTATTTCAGGCGCCAGCTTCGCCTTTTTTTGCTTCCTTTCGTTTTAATTCCATTTCGGAGAGGATTGCGGCTACTGCTAAAATTGTTATATTTTTACAAAACCAACATGCTTAAACACATTGGTTTTTGTCACAATGCCATCAGCACCTATTTTTTCTTCTGAGACACGCTCAGAGAAAGCATACAGCGGTTGTATGCCGTTTGAAATCAACACCTTTTCAAGTGTTGACATAAAGAATGGAGCGCCACCTATCATGGCTTTTGATACATTTGCTTCCTTGCAAATGCTTACTAAAAAATCTGCTCTAACTTTCATTTCTTCAACACTTGGGATAGTGTCAAAAGTTAATGCAGATTGAACTGCGGCTTTATTGATAGGCTCAACACAGCCTTGCTCTGGTGTTGCGTTGTGTTGAGTGAGGTTTAACACGTCTGACACTATTTCTAGTGACAGAGCATCGTCGCCAAGAAACTTGGCAAATTTTAACTCTGGTTGTTCTGAGTATTTAGAGTTTACAAGTTCGTAAACTTTACCGGCATCGCCCATAATGCCGGTTGTTCTATTTCCATGAACAATTTGCCCTTGATGATCTTCAAGGATTTGAATGGTTGTAATCCATCCATTATTCTTAAAAGATCCTGCGAACATATCGCAGTCATCAAAAGAGTAAAACTCTGATTTTAATATTTTGATTTTCATGCTAAATTTTCCGGTTAAGTTGTTAAGCTTTTCTGTTAACTTGGTACACAGTTTAATGATTGTTTATTGTCATGTCAACAAAATAATATTAATTTTTAATATTTAATTGTTCTATTTGTTCTTTAGCGTGTAAAAAACCTTTACCAACAATGACTTGATAACCAACGCTTTGTAAATAAATAATCATTTCCTTCTGATCTTTGCTTAATGCACCGCCTTTAATACGCTTCATTTCTACCCAAACATGCCAAGCTGGAATAAAAAGATCCGGGATGCCTTTTACAGTTCCCTCAACTTTTAAAGCAATGGCGGTTGATGGGCTTCTTGCCCCGCCATTTGGTATTGAGTGAATAAGCACGCCAGGGTATGATCGTCTAAACCATTGCACAAATAAAGCCTGCTCATAATGCTCGGATGGGATTTTCTCAGTCATTCCAGCTCCTGTCTAATACTCTAAAAAATTTGCCGTCTTTGTGATAATCGATTGATTTTGGGGGGTTTGATTTTTGCATTTTATGAGCCTCATAATCTAAGCCATCTATTATTTTTGTGCGGGTTTCATCTAAAGCGCCAGTTAATGAATGAGACCTTAAACACTTAGCTTTATCAAAAATATTTTGAAATAAATACCTTGCCCTATCCCCTGCATAACCTTCATGCAAAACACACAAATATTCTGTAACTGGCTCATCGGATAACGCTCCGTAATACGTCACAGCTAGCATTTCTTTTCCCGAAGTCCTAGATGTATGCTTTCTCCAATTCCATGCCGTAACCGCCATTTCTTTGCATTCTATTCCCATAATATCGTCATTTCTGAGCGATAAGTCTGGCGCTTCTTTGGCAGGAAACTCAAAGCCGCAAGACGGACACACCATAACTGAGATATGTACCAGCTCTTGGCACTCATCACAGACCTTTACAGGTGCTTCTCCGTCGCCTTTCTCCTTTTTGTTAGGTGGTTTGACATTGGTTATTGGCCCATGCGCTTCCACTACGCCCGCAAAATCTAAAATCAAACAATGATCCGTGTGCGACTTGGGGCGCAATCCACGTCCCGCCATTTGAACGTATAACCCTGGTGACATCGTAGGTCGTAACATAGCAATCAAATCAATGTCTGGGAAATCAAAACCAGTCGTTAAGATATTTGCGTTAGTTAGCGCCTGAATCTTGCCATCTTTGAAATCATTAATGATTCTGTCACGTTCTTTTTTTGGTGTTTCACCAGTCACGCAATCGGCCATAATCCCATGAGACAACAAAACATCTTTAATATGGTGGGCGTGCTGCACACCAGCGCAAAAGAATAACCAGGCTTTTCTATCGCCTGCCCATGAGATGACATCCTCAACGACTTGGTTGTTTTTATCATCCGTATCAACAGCGGCTTGTAACTCTGAATCAATATATTCACCGCCCCTCTTATGCACGCCTGAAATATCCAGTTTAATGGATGTTAATTTAGACTTTAAGGTTGCCAAGTAACCCTTATAAATTAGTTCTTCAATACTGACGGGTTCGATCAAAGCGTCAAAAATAGCGGGTTTGTCCGTAATATAGCCATGATTAAGGCGGAATGGTGTGGCAGTTAAGCCAATGACTCTTAGCTTTGGATTAATGGCTAGCAGTTCAGCTAATAGGGTTCTATATCCGCCTTCATCCTTATGCCCTACCAAATGACATTCATCAATAATAATTAAGTCTATATGGCCGAGCTGTGCTGACTTGGTTCTGATTGATTGAATGCCGGCAAAAGTAATCGGCTCACCAAGCTGTTTTTTATTTAAACTGGCTGAATAGATGCCCATAGGGGCACCCGGCCAATGCTGGCGCATTTTCTCAGCGTTCTTAGAGATTAACTCTTTGACGTGCGTCAGCATTAATATTTGAGTTTCCGGCCATGACTGCAAAGCATCTTTGCAAAGAGCCGCAACAATATGGCTTTTACCTGATCCGGTTGGAAGCACTAGACAAGGGTTGCCTTTGTCATTTCTTTTAAACCATTCGTATAATTCATCGATGGCTCGTTGCTGGTATTCTCTTAACATCCTAGTATCCTTGCGCCAAAGCTACCGCG